TTTTTAACTGGGCCAATACGCTGTCCAGATTGAAACTTTCGGTAATGTTCTCGACAACCTTCACCTTTTTGTTCTTAGCTAATTTATATAATGCCACGGGAACTTGGTGCATGCGAAGCTTATTGCCCAAGCCATCATAAAAATTAATTAAAAAACTTTTTAAGCTACGCTTTTGTGTGCGTCCAAATCGTGATGGGGCTGCGGCTATTGAATGTGCTCCAACCGATCCGACTGCTCCTGTCTCGTTAACTTGCTGTTTCATTTAAAACTCCAGAATAATGTGGTTCTCTAACTATTTATACTAAAAACTCATCTTTTACTTCGATTTCCAAATAGTTTCTTTTCCGTTACAACCTCAAATATAATATTTCTCTGCGCACACCAACTTTCGGCAGCTTCCCACTTTAGTTTATTAACGATATAGGTGTAATCCTCATAGTACCTAGTCTTTGGATTGCGAGATCGTCCGGGCTTAGTTTGCTTAAGTGGTTTAATCTCTATCATGCGTTTAGTTATAGCCCCATCAGCATCTTGTGTAACAACGTACAGGTCTGGTATGTATTTCTTAATCCGTTTAAGGTTTGGATTATGTTTTTGTGGCACAGCGTATGGAATAGGAACCCACTCGTAAGCCCATTCTAAAACATATGGGTTATTGTCACATACTTTAAACGCTTCCTGTTCCCATGATGATTTATAAATTAATTTCCGGGGGTCTCCTATATACTTTTCCGGATGGTTTAGCGTATAGAGGGCTTGTTTCCAGCCCATTATCCACCGCCTTCCCCGCCAGTCTTGACTATGCCGTCAGAAGGTGTTCTGTTCAGTAGCACACCCGTTCCCGGTGCACTATTATCCGCGTCCCGTTGTATATTGTTTATTGCCAAATCACTCCACGAGTCGCGAGCGGCATCAGCGGCACTTATGGCTGCACCCATGGTTGCAGCGCCATTGATTGTATTCGTTGTAATATTATACGAATCATAGAGAAATGTAAACGTAAGTGTGTTAACATCAGATTGTGTCATATCCAACTCATCTAAAGTCACGTTTTGTATCTTGGGGTTTAGAAAATCGTATACAACTTGTCTACCTTTATAGTTTGTTATATGGTTTATTCGTATACTCTTTATTGGTCCATGTCTAGCATCTTGTGCCATTGGTCCAAGTGCAGATGCCGTACTCTGACCATATCTATCGAGCGTCGATGCTTGGTCTCTTGTCATTTTCGTTAGGGGGCTAATTGATTCCATATACGATTGAAATATTCCATGCGCTTTATTGTTCCCATCGTCATAGAGTGTTACTGTCATAACCCCATAATCAACTCGTGTGGCAACCTTGGTTGTGAAGTTATAGAAGTTTATATCCTCGTATATTATGTTGGGGGATGGTCTAGTACACTGTTTAACGCCAAAACTTATTTTATAGGGGTTTTCATCACCCTTTTCAGCCCCGGACATCATAGACGTGTAAATAAAACTAATCGTGAAGTTAAACTTTAACTTGGGTGCATCTAACCCCGCAAAGTCATCTGCTATTTGCCTGTATGACCCACCTAGGGCTACACCGAACCGAGAATCCCGAACAGTGCTCATTTTGACCACTCCACTATAGTTTTCCCGCCTAGCGACAACACGCTATCTGCATATATCGTATACACCCGTATTCCTCTTTGGATATCTCTAGTAATATTTAGGCTTAGTGTATTAAATGCTGTAGCCATAGGTTTGCCGTTTAACAGCCCATCTTTTACTGGATTTAACATTTGTAAGTTTTGTAATATTATTTCATTGGCATCTGCTAATGTGGCGGATTTAATATAGGATGGGGTAGAATATATGGGTTTATCTTGTTCTATGAATGTTGTGGTTCCTATTTGGGATCGACCACCTATTATCATAGCAACCCGATCTAAATTTTTTAGCCCCCATACTAATGGGTTGTTATCATCATTAATTAGGAACTTTGCGTTACCCCCCAAGGAGTTTTCTTCAAAATCTCCCTTTGATTTCTCTATATTGGGGTTTGCCGATGAGCGGGTAAAAAGTTCTACGCTGGTAGATAGTGGGTTTTCCGTCGTACCAACGTCTATAATTTTATTCGCGTATCGTATAATGTTAGTCATCAAAACTTCTCCATTAATGTTATTTATAAAAAAATGGCTTCCGTTTGGAAGCCATTTTTTAATACTGATAAAAGGTTTTGGTTTAAGCTGGACCGCCAGTAGCCTTTGCTCCGGGATATGGAGAAGTAATCAACTGTCTAGCGTGGTCATAACTTATCGTGCACACTACCTTTACGGTTTCACTGGCTGCATAGTCCAAATCACCCCAGTCAACGTTTTCCAGATAGCATCCTTCAACAAACCATCTCTCTAATGGGAACAACGATGCGCCGTCTAGCATATCTAAGTGAATGCCGAACTTATAAAGTTCGCCATGCGGAGCCGCTGGAAGAATAGGTGCTGCTCCGGGTCCAATAATGCTTTGTTGACGCTCTAGTTGCGCCTGAATTGCGTTAACTACAAGACCACCCAAATCTGCTTCAAAAGTTACGGAAATGGTTTGCCATGTATATTTACCGGCAACGTATGCTCGCGTATTATATCTGTCGAGTTGAATTTTTTCAAATTCTAACTTAGGCCGGTCAGCGGTAATAGCTTGCAGACGAAGCTCATGCGATGGTCCGGGCAGTCCGAGAAAGTTTATAGCCCATCTGTTTTTATGTTGTGGGTGGTGGATTCCGCCGCCTTCAACACCTAAATCACTAATTAATCCCATTGTAAAACTCCTTAAGATAAATACGTATAGTTAATTCTACATATATTTATAGCATGTGGAATATATTTTAAAATTTTTAGCGGGAGCTGAACATGAGTTTTAAAGATTTCCTGATTGAAAAAATTAACAACATGGAAAATGAAGCAGACATCGTTATGCATCAAATAATTAACGTTATCGATGACGCACACGTTGAATACACTGATGATAGGTTAGACTTTAACATCGGCGTTATGATAAAACGATCTACCTATACCAGATTATGGATGACAATTATACGGGAGTCTGATGAATCTATTAGGTTAGCTAAAAATAAATCCACCACCAAAGATGGGTATACCATTGTTATAGAGACTGATGATTACCCATCTCGGAAAATGATAGACACTTTCTTGTCCAATAAAAATATATACAGCGGGGTTAAGAGACAAGTTGTAATATTTGCTGAAAACTATAAAGAAGATAGTAATGAGTTCGAGACCGGTTACGAATCAGATAAGGCCATGAATACAGACGCAAATTTTGAACGCCTATACGATACCGTTGTTAAGCAGATAAAGAAGCGGATAGAAGAGTATAAACAAATAGCAATAGATTTAAATCACCAGTTAGACAGTACGGCCAATGAAGCAGAAAAGCAGATGTACGTAAGAAGCCTTGAGAAGCTAAAAGATGAATACTTTGGGGATACGTTCAAGAAGTTTAAAAAGATCGCTGCTGAAGCCATTGACGTGGACCTGACGCGATTTGAGAAGGAGTACAAACAGAAGTTTGACACTAGGTTAGAAGATTACTACGAATACATAGTTAATATGTGATTTTAAAATATTTCCGCTTGGTAAAGAAAAGCCCCGATTTCGGGGCTTTTCTGTTTTATTGCCGCTCGGAATTAATTTCCGATATCGGCTCCTGTTGCTACCACGCGGATAGGAACATAGATGAACTCAACTGCTTTAACAGGTTTGATGGCGACATCAATCCAAAGTTCGTTGCGATCAATCCTGTCCGGAGTGTTGTTAGACTCATCGCAGATCGTGGCAAAGTCGTACAGGCCGCGTCTGTCGATTAGACCGGTTAAGAAACCGTCGGTGACTGCCTTGACGTCATCTCTGGTGTATTGGTCGTTCGGCTCGAAAAGATAAGCAAATAGTGCCTTACGCAGTTCGCGCTTAATAAACTTAACTAGTCTAGATACATTAACACGATCTAGTGCTGATGTTACTGGAGATGTAGTCTTTTGTCCCATAACCAAAATTCCTCTGCCGGTGATGTATGAAATTGGGTTGATATTTTTCGGCCATTCATACAGTGAATCACGCATTCCATTATCGATGTAGTCTTCGACCCATGTGGTTGGTCCACCCAACATACCGCTAACATAACCAACACTGGTTAGGTGTGGACATGTGCCACGCTGGGTACCTGCCGGTGCATACCACATTTCGCCCACTAGATCATTGTATGCGTAAACACGCAATGCTGTAGATGCTGCGGAGGTCATGATATCAGTGCCGTCAATGTTAGAGGAAATTCCATGTGCGTAGTAATATGCTGCATGGTACGAAGTTGCTCTGCTTGGTGTGGTTGCCCATACTGCAATGCTGTTCGGTCCAGTAGGCGGCTTGTCGAACGGTGTGTCCACGATAACAAACACTTCTTCGAACATGGATTGTGATAGTCGGATCATTTCATCCGCGCATTCGGGATACCCCGGAGTGTTGACAATGTTATACTCGTAAGCTTCCCCGCGAATACCGGTGTTGGGGTCGTTTATAACTGCTTGCAAGCGTTCAACAATTTCTGCTCTACGAGCTGCGTCGTTGGCACCAAGAGACGTGTAATTCTTAAACTCTCTGGTGTTGTCATAGTCGGATGCCGCAGCAATAGCTAAGCCTTCAGCTTCTGCCGGAGTAAACTCATCGGCAACAAGTGATCCAGAGACCCACTGATCTATCAGCGCGTCCAGTCCGTCATAGGTTCCAATCGCGGTGTCGTATGCATCGTTGTACACGATTAATGGGTTAACGCCCTTTCCGGCAACTGGGTTGTCGATAAGGGTGAACAGGTTGAGATTTGCAAACAGTGCTAGATATCCACTTGGACCATCTGATAATATTTCAACGGCTGAAGTTACACCATCTAGGGAACTGGTTATACGGAGTTTACCCGCTACCATTTCAGCAACACCCTCTGTCCCGATAACGGCGTTAATCTGGGTTAAAAGTGCACCAAACGTTTGGACTGTTGATCCTTGGAAATATAGGTTATATACTACAGTACCAACTCCAGACACGATTTCAACATCCGCGCCATATAGTGTGGTGTCATTTTCAAGACCCGTTATGTCCGTGGTCTGTAGGAATCCACGCGATGTGTCAAAGCACACTTCCTGATATCCGGGATGATCCACTGTGTGATCCTGAATGAATCCATCCTGAAAGTCTCTGCTGCTGAAAGAATACATGGCTAGTGTGTCAGCAAATGCTTCGGTAACCAGCACTTTTAGTTCAGTTCCGGTTACAGTACTCTTATACCCAGAATCTGCGGGGATAAGTGCATTCGTTACATTATATTCTTCGATGTATTCCCCAACCAACTGGTTAAGGTAATCAGCAGAATCGTTAACACTAGTTGACCATAATGCTTTAATATCATCATATTGGTCGGCTAGGTTGACATTGGCGCGAACAACGTATGCTCTATTGCCAATCTCTAAGAATTTATTTAACGCGTCCAGACCGTATTCATTACGTGCGTCTCCGTGATGCGGTTCACCGCTTGCACTTTCCAAGAAAATTGGGACGCCGTATAATTCTACACTTTGGCGAATGGACGTTACTTCACGAACTACCCCGTACTCGTAAGTTCCAATTGCCGGTGTAATACCGTCTGATTGTAATTTGTGATCGGCAGTCGCAATAAAGATAAGCGGTAGAGTTGTTGCTCTTCCCGGAATATAAAAACTCTCATCAATTATTGTGACCGATACACCCGGACTAATTAAACTTGGCATAATTCATCTCCTATAGATACCGTAAAGCATATGCTGTTTGCTCATTATCTATTTATGAACTATGTCAGTTACAAAATTATTTTTTCATAAAAATCGGGGGTATCACTACCCCCGCGTACACTCAATATGCGCGAGTGTTAAATTTTATTCGGCTTTAGAGTCTTTAACTTTGGGTGCGGCTGCTGGTTTGGCCTCAACCGTCTCTGGCTCAGCTTTAACGTCTTCGACATCCTGCTTACCCTTAATACCCAGAACATCCATTGTTTTAGGCACAAGATAGTTTCTAAACGCATCTGATGCAGCTTCCGAATCACCCGCAATTGTATGGTCAACCATTTGTCTTAAATAATCTTTTGGATCAGTCATGATAAATCTCCTATAGTACAGTTATTTATCATTAATTTTCGGGGATGTTCAGGTCGTCTACATCGTATAGTACTTCTCCGGACTGCCCGACGTTGTTTAATTCAATAACAGCTTGCTCTACCGGTAGGTTTGATGTGGCATCTAGACGTAAGATTATTGATTTGATATAGTTTTCTTTGAGGTCTATGGGTGCGCGTAAATAGCATTCGGAGAAGAATTGGTATGTATCTATCTTCAAATTGTCTGCTTGACCCATGGGATATTCATCTTCCATACTTACGCCGGTAAAGGTGGCCCCCGTTATCTTATAGTGGTCTTTAAAGTCGTCAGACGTGTATATTTGTATATCGGGATCAAACAGGGTGAGTATTTGTTCCATTATTTCATACCGATTACGCAGATTACTGGTTAATGCCGCGACTTCAAAACTTAGTCTGAATGGGTTGGGCTGCACTTGTCTGATGACTTTTAAATCATCTGGCAGTGCGCCACCGAGGGGAAGATGTACTCTGGCAGATTCTTGCCGCATACCCTTTCTTAAGTCCGGAGCCATTTCAATCCCGGTAATCTTAACGGCCAATATTGGAACCCGAATGGGTTTATTATCGGTCTGACCCGCCAGTATCCATTCGACCACCCTATCTGTAGACCCTGCTCTGACCGGCACATATATGACATCTTTATCCGTTATATAATCGCTTTTACCTATGGACACTTGTAGGCCGGAAAATATAGCCATGAACTGGAGCAGAAGAATTTGTATCTGCTTCTGGTCATAGAAATATCTAAAATATGCGCTAGGGTATGTGTCAGCCATTATGTTCTCCAGTATGTTTATTTATATGTTATCCGGATATCGTAGGCGTTATCGTCGGTGTCACCGTAGCTGTTACCGTCTGTGTTGGAGTAACCGTATTAGTCGGTGTTACCGTCTGTGTTGGAGTAACCGTATTAGTCGGTGTTACCGTAGGTGTTACCGTATTAGTCGGTGTTACCGTGGCGGTAACTGTCTGCGTTGGTGTTACCGTCGGTGTTGTAGTAGGTGTAACCGTCGGTGTTAACGTTGGCGTTACTGTTGTCGTCACTGATGGTGTGCCAGTCGGTGTCACTGTATTTGTAGGTGTAACCGTATTTGTAGGTGTAACCGTACTTGTAGGCGTATTAGTAGGCGTTACTGTACTTGTGGGTGTAACCGTCGGTGTTACGGTATTTGTCGGTGTTACGGTACTTGTCGGTGTCACTGTACTTGTTGGTGTCAACGTTGGCGTCAACGTGGGTGTAACCGTCGGCGAAGGCATTGGTGTTGGCGTCATCGACGCAGACGGAACCGGGGGCACAACTTCTTCCGGTGGTATATCTGCTATTGGTAGAGCACACTCTCCTCCGGGCTGTAAAACCACAGAATCTAATGGGATGTTCTCAGGAATAGACACATTCTGAGTTATCTGTAATGCGACCCATGATGTTTTCATAATGCCTGCAAATTCCCGTTTCAGGCTGAACGCATCTTGTAGTATTTGGAAGTATATGTAATTAACATCCGGGATAGAGAATGAATTGTATATCTCATACATCGTGTTAATGATGTCATAGCTTGTGTTCAACTGGTAGTTTCGTCTAA